TTCTAGAAGGAAGATCCTTACCAACAATCGTTCTAGAATAATATCTAGCTGTTATTTCCAAATCGAAAGAGAATCTCTCTTTATTGATAGGATTGCTGTATATATCGAAACCGATTTTCTTTGTGTAAACTAAATTAGCATTTTTAGAGAAGTTTCTAATTCCTGCAACATTACCAATCCCAACATTACCAACACCGAAATAATCAGTCATTCTATATTGAAAAGTAACAGGAATAGTTATTGCTTGTTCTTCACCGAAAGTGATTCTTCTAACAGATAAAGAATCTGATCCATCAACAACGATATCTGAATGTGAAGTAGGATTCATAAATAAATAAGCTCCTACCGATTTAGGTCCTAGAAGATATTGATCATTTACATCGAAAGCTACTTTAGAATATCGATCTCCAGTTCCGCCAGTTCCTTCAAAGAATAAAGGAGTTTGGTATAGAGATCCAGTAGATCCAGAAATAACATTTCCTAAAATAGAATTTCTTACATCCAAATTAGCTGAAGCATTAGGAATTGATGTTGTATTCCAATCATCTATAGCAGGATGATCGATATGAATAAGGATTGTATTATCATAATCGTTAATTACAGATCCATCCGATAAAGGAATAACATCTGAAATTGTTGTAGGTCCTGTTAAAGATCCTTTCCAAATAAAATCGGATGCGGAAGATCCAATTCCAGCAGTAGCCGATATAGCATTTTGTATTGTAAGATCATTTATCCACTCTAAATCATCGATATTCGATGCAAAATAAGGTGTAGTATTGGATATTTGTGAAAATGCATCAACTACTCCATTTGTAGCTCCACTAACAGCTCCATAAAGACTAGATTTTCCGTCAATCGAAACATATCTAGAAGAAATAAATTCACCAAGAACTTGAGAAGATTGTTGAGGAAGTTCTCTAACAAATCCATAAGCAGCTACATCATCAGATGAAGGATTAGAAAGTCCTAAAGGAACTCTATCATATCTTCTAGTTAAGTTATAATCTGTATCATTTGGATTGTAAGCAGTTCCTCCTGCCCAAGATTCATTGGCTTTGAAAATTCTATTTCCCCAATATCTTGCATACATTTCAAGAGAACTTGCAGAATCATTAAACATTTTTATGAAATAATTCTTAGAAATAATTGCTCCTTTTTTAACTGTTCTTTGAGCAACTTCATCTTTATAATTACCAGCGAAAAGTTTCACTGTTGTATTTGATTGAACTTGATATTCTGTTCCTGCTTCATCAACAACTCTAACAACAAGAACACCTCTCGAAGCTTCAAGTAGAGCAGTTAATCTAGCGATTTCTGAATCCATAGCTATTAGCTTATCGAAAAGAGCAATAACATTTTGTTCAGGTGATAAGAATCCAGAAGCAATTTCTGTTGCAGGGTGAGCAAAGAATTTACCGTTTTGTTCAAATTGATTTGCGACATGTTTCTTAATTCCTAATGCATCAAGATCTTGTTGTAGCTCAACTCTTACTTTTTCGTCTTTAGCTTCTGAAAGAATAACCCCAGCATCAGGAGATGATTCAAATTCCGGCGGAAATTCCACTTTCATGATTTCTGACCAATCTGATTCTTTAGGTGATACTGGCCATCCGGATTCCGATAGAGATTTAATTCTAAATTCCACAGATTCACCAAACGAGATAGGAATATCTACTGAATTTATATTAACCGAATCAGCATTTTCTAGATCTTCAATAGCCCATGTTATTTGACCGGTTGTAGGATCTGTTTTTCTTTGTCTTACTTCAGATCGAACTTCAACCCAAGTAGAGAAAGTTCCTCTACGAGTCTGACCGTCCTGATCTAAGAAATTAATTTGCTCAGGTTGATTAGCTCCTCCTTCTTTACTCAAATATCTATATTGTACAATAAATTGTACAACTTCTTGAGGGGATGTTCTATCCGACGATTTTGCAATAGGCATAGGGAAGAATCCTCTAATTCTATATTTCGGAGTAAGTTGATCAACTGAATTCGAGACTCCAATGGCATTAATATCATCAATAGTAGAAGCAAATAGAGAAGAAAGAGAATCTCTCTGATTGATCAAAGTACTTAATTGATTTTGGTCTGTATCTTTTAATTGTTGAGATGTATATTGAGTTGTTTGTATCTTTGATCTAAGTTCTTTAATAGATTTATCTGTCGAATTTAGATCTGATTGAATTCTTTGCTTATCCGATTGGAGTTTTTTCAAATCAGAAAGAACTGAATTGTCAGTTAAATGTTGATTAACTTGAACAACTTTGAAATTTTCTAAATTCAAATCCGGTTCATCCGGTGTGATCCCTAAAGAAGTAGGAATTACTCCATCTTTAGCTATTGAATAAAGATAAGATCCAAAATCAACAACCTCATTTTGGTAATATGTGCTAAGTGCAATATCTTCACCAACATCATTTTTTGTTTTAAGATCTGATGTATAAAATCCAACACCAGGGGACCAATTTACAGCTGCAATTTTAGAATCTGGATCTATTGGTTTAATGAAAACAACAGTGTATTCATCGAAACCTATATTAACATTTACGTTAACTGGAGCTTCATCTGCTGAATAAATCGAGAATATGTTGGTTCCTATTGTAATAGGATCAGCACCTTCAATTAATCTAACACCTACAGTTCTTGTAGAAGATTCGATTTGTGTAATCTCATATCGAGTATTTTGTCTTCCTGAATTAACAATAAGAGAATCTCCTATTTTAAGAGATTGTGTTCCTAGGAATTCAGATTGTGAATCGTTATACGTTAAAGAATCAAGTTGAACTCTTATAACTCTTTTTGAATAATTAACGTTATCAATTTGTTCAGTAACTGTATCATCAGTAATTTTTGTTACTGCAAAGTTACCGAAATATCTTAATGATCTTGGAGGTAAAGCAACTACGTCTTGATCTAAAAAGTAAGTTATTCCATTAGCAATAAGAACTTTAGCAAAATTTTCATATTGAATATCTGCTTTACTTAAGAAGTTATTATTGAATACTTGCTTTTGTGCATCACTATCTATGTTTAGAATATATCGAGAAACTTCAACGTTTTCTGTGTTGTATTTAACTTGATCACCTAAATTAAAAGAAACATAAAGAAGGGGATTCAAAAAAGATTCAAAGAACCAATTTTCTCTCGTATTGAAAGAAATAGGAATTGGCATAGATTTAATATCTGCAGCTTCTCTTTGAAAATTACTAACTAAGATTTTTCTAAAAGATCCATCGGAAAGTCTAACTGAAGATTCTGTTTCGCCGATCCCTGCAATAGATTTAACATCAGATTCTAAACGAGTAAGTTGATCTTTTATAGCTCCAAAAGAAGGAACTTGTACAGATTGAATTACTCCATTAGCATCCATAACCGGCATTTCAATTGTGTCCGATTTAGAAGATACCAAATCAGATACCTTAGAGATGATCTGATATGAATTGTTTTGTAACCTTAGAAGGTCATTTAATAGTGTTGTTAGCGAGTATTTAGTATCCATGTTATCTTATTACGTCTACGTTAAATAGATATTGATTTTCGTCTGTGCAGTAAATTTCAAATATAGGTCTATCAGAAAGTAACATTGCAGGAGAAATAATAGCCATTATTTTTCCATAAGTTCCATTACCTAAAACATTTTGTGAATCAGTTCTGAATATGATATTAAAACCACCATTGTTTATTTTCTCATTGAAAACAAATTTAAGCATTTGTCCATTTTTCCATCTAACATTTTTATCGTCTATATTTATATACACGGTGTCAGCAAAAGTTTCAATTCCTGTAACAGGATCCGGATTTTGATTAGTTTGTCTAAATGAATTTGTAAATGTTCCTAACACAAGAATGTTATTATCAACAAGATTTGTAGTTGCATAATTCTGTCCATTACTTGTAGTTGTTTCTATATTATTAGATGTATTACCACATAACATAAAGTTATTGTAAGCCTGAGTACGATTAATTATTTTTACTTGATTAGGAACTGATTTATCAAGTAGAATACCGTCTCCTCCTTTAAGAACATCCGTGTTATAAGTTAAATTAGTTGATAAATTTCCTGAGATAATCAAATTGATATTATCTGCATTCATATTAATCAAATCGAGTAAAGTTGTACTTGATTGAAAAGCTAATTGAGCATTATTCAAAGAAGATTCTAAAGCAGATAATCTTTGAGAAAGTCCTGTGATATCACCTTGAGAAAAATAGTATTGTTGTAAAGCTGATATTTGTTGCTTAATTTCAATAATCTGTAGATTTTGAGATAAGAACATTTCAGCAGCTTCTTGCATTCTCGTTGAAGCATCAATGAATAAGTCCATGGAGAATGTGTTATAATCATTGATGATAGTTTCAACACCTACATTATCAGCAGAAGTATCAAATTTAACATTCAATTTTAAACCATATCCATTACCGTTAAGTTTAGTAATTTTATTTGGTTTGTATTTATCGAATCTTTTAAGGTAAGAAGGTGCTGATACTTGATTTACATAATCATCTAAAACAAGAATACCATATAGGTTTCTTGCTCTATCCATTGGATTAGATGAACTATAAACATCATAATAAACAAGTGCAGCATTGAATGCAAAATCTTCAGAAGCATCAGAAGCATTAAATTCTGATATTAAAGAGATGTTCGGATCATCTACGATAGGTTTATATGAATCAGCATCAGTATCAAGAATTATTCCATCCATTCTAGAAAGAAGAACCGGTTGTGTTGATAGTGCAGTTGATGCAGCAAAAAGTGCTATATTTGCTGGATTTCCAAAAGTCGATGAAGATAAGTATGCATCAATAACATCATTATCGTAATAAGCTGTTAATGAAAGTCCAGTAGGGTGAACAGACCCGGCATCTCTACCGTCAATATAAACATTACCATTGCTCCATTGTCTGCCAGGAGCATAATTAGAATCTTGATAAGTTTTGAAAAGAACTAAAGGTGTATTACCATGTGTTACCGGAACATTAAGATAAACTTCACTATATGAATGTCCATCTCTAGAAACTGAATTAACGATATCAACATCACCAATATATTTAACAACTCTCTTATAGAAAGAAGATTGATCTTCTTCTGTGAATCTATTTGTAACCGTTGATTCAGCTGCAGTAGCATTTCTGAATCTCATCGCATTTATATTAGCCATCCACTTCCAAAATAACCTTTCAGAAGTTGACCATTTTTGACTCATATCGTAAGCCTGTGCAAGATTATTACTTCCGTCAAGTATAAGTTGCTCATAATTCAAAACATAATTTTGAAAAGATTGTGCAAGATTTATGTTATTGTCGGAATTAATATCAGCTGCAGGAACTGATGAATTAGGATATGTAGTAGGACTTGGACTATTTAATACTCCTAAAGCTTCCCATACAATATAATTTTCATTTGATGAAGGAGTCGCAACGTCAGGGATATCTAATAAAGCAAATTTAGAGAATACAAATCTAGCATCGTCATCTGTAAATGTTTTTGAAATATCATTCGATGCCGAAGTAAATGTGTAAAACGTTCCACCTTGGACTCTTAACGCATTAATTAGCGGAGTTGCCATTCAATTATTTTTTATTTTATTATAGGATTATCCAAGTACTTCCACCGGCAGTTGCACTAGATCCTGTACATCCTTTGAATTGATTTGTTGTTACGTCGTATACAATAGATCCTTCAAGGGGACTTACGATTGAATCGATATCCGCAGTAGTCATCCTAGGTAATGTCGCATAACCTACAGGTCCTGAAGTAGTAGGACCAGTAGCACTAGATCCGGAGAAATTAATCGTAGGGATTGTTCCAGAAACAGCATAGGTTCTAGTTAATTTTTCAAAATAAATAGAATTAGATCCTGCACCAATTTGTAAGAGGTTATTTGCGCCGATAACGACATTTCCTGCACCTACTGATACATTCCCTGATATAACATTAATACCTCCACCAACAGAACCTCTAACGATAAGATCCTCAGTTTCCATATCGTTATTACTTCCATATCCGTAGTTATTAATTTTTCCGGTTGCAATGTCAATAATGCTCAATACATCATTTAATGCATCAACGATCGTGTTAAAGTTGTCATTAAGGGTAATCCTTGAAGCTGATACTGAATCTGTTCCATTCAGATTTGTTGTTGTGATTGCCATGTTAAATTATTTTTATTATTTCTTTTTTTGTTACTGATTTCTTATTACCGTTAGTATCTTCTAGTTCAAGTGAAACGGTGTAACTACCCTTTTCGTTGAACATATAGGAGAAATACTTATTATTGTAGTATATATCCGTGAAGTTCGAATCTCCCTCTTTTGTAAGAGTCCATTTAGGATTCTTCTTTCCGTTTATTATTGAATTATCGTATGTAAAATTAACCACTGTACATAGAGGTAAATTTTGTGCATATTTAAGAACTCTAACTTCATCCCATGTTGGATTTTTGATTATCGATCTACCATATGAGGTTCCAATAATATCTACAAATTCGATTGTTGTTTCACTCGGACTAGTAAATGCTTTTGAGATAGCTTGAATTTTTATCTCAGAAGGAGTTATAGACGATGTAGTAGGTCCTGTGGCTCCTGAATATCCTAGAACAAGATTGTATTGGAAATCATTTATTCCATCTATGCTCTGAGCAGTAGGTCCATTAAGTTCATCAGCCAAATCGGTTAAATTAGTAGAAGTAATCTCATAAGGAGAACTCATTCCATTTATTAATATGCTACTTGTCGGTCCTAGAGACTCAATTTTATAAATTTCAAAATGTGTAGGAATATCACCAACATAACCAAAGTAAACAGTTTCATAAGATTTGTTATCTCCAGTTGCACCATCAAATTTGATTTTATGTCTTCCACCTCTATCAAAGTCTTTAGAAACAGCTCGAATATAAGGCATTAATTGATAATTGCTATCATAATCTTCGTTGTAGTAATAGATGAAATCATTCAAAAAAGGATGATTAATTCCATCGTTAGGCATAACTTGATTAAGCTCTTTTGTGATAGAAAGAATTTTTGAAGCAGTAGATCCTGTAAGTCCTGTTATCTCATAAGAATCAACCAAATCGATTATATAGACCCAATCAGTTCCATCATATTGATAAGTTCTTCTATTTGCATTAGAAACGATTATATCACCTGTAGATCCTGTAGATCCGGTAACTCCATAAGCTCCTGTATATCCAGTAGGTCCTTGTTCATATAAAACATTAATCGAATTAATATCTAAAACAGTATTTCCTTTAGTCATAAAGATGTGAGCAGTAGGTCCTGATACATCTTTAATTTCCCATTGAGTTATTTTAGTTCCTATTCCATCCCACCAAAGATGATAAACATCATCCCATTTAGGAAGAAGACTCATTAAGTTATATGTGTAAGGGAATCTATCAACTAAAGGATTGTCCGAAGGATTAACGATCGATTGATAAAATTCAGCAGAATCAAGAGAATTATAACTCATATCAGCCATATCCATTGATTCATTAGGATGTAAAGGGAGATCCCATGTAGATGCATATTCATCCCAAGTCAATAGAGGTTTAAGTGGAGCAATTCCGTTTAGAGGTGGAGGTGGAACAAAATCCAATTGCACATCATATTTTCTTGTGTCTAATTTATAATCAAGTTCTCTAAATTGATACCATCCAATAAAATCAGATTCTTTCATTTTAACTTCAATCATATCTTCATTTATCAAGAATGATTTTGTATTATAACCATCCCACATATAAAGCTCAACTTTATAGAATCCTACATAAGGAAGAATTACTGGATAATTATCTCCTTCTTCAATACTAACTTTTCCACTATCGAAAGAGAAAGCAGGAGTCTCATCAGCAACCTTAGTTATAATCCATTGCATTTCGTAATAACCGTAATATCCTAGATTTTGCCAACTATAATTAAATTGAGAAGGGAATAAAGTAGGAAATCCTGTTACTCCTACATACATAGGATTACTTGTGGAACCTGGAGAAGATGTCCAACCTGATATAATTTGTGATAGATTAAATGCTCCATATAAAGTTCCAGTTGTAGGACCAACAAGATCAATTTGATTAAAAGTTACATTAGCATCATCCCAATTAATATCGAAAGTTTTATTGTTAAGTGTGATTGGATAACCGATTGGAATATCTTCATCATCATTTAATTGTCTTACAGGAATATTTGCTTTATCAAAATAACCTAAAAAGCAATCAGCAAAATAACTTATAGGTGCACCTGAAGCTCCAAATGAACCTGAAGGTCCTGTCGAAACATTTATAGAAGATGCTGTACCTCCACCTCCTGATATAGTAGGATATGTGTATTGTATAGTTGCAGCAGGGAAAGCTCCTGAAGTATTACTCTGCCAAGTAACATAAATTGAACCATCTCCTATTGCTTCTTTTTGTACTATTCGAATTGTTCCAGAATTTCCTCCTTCTTGATATATTGTAAAATTAGATCCAACATAAGAATCTGCTCTAAGAGATTCAATAATCAAATCAGCAACTTCGAAATTAGTGTATATGTATTTCCCTGTATCGGGATCCCTTTGAATTACCGTATCTACCGTTGCAGTTGTTCCTGTAGGAATATAGAAAATAAACCTAAAAGTCTGAACAGTATCGAGAGGTAAAGGCATACCACCTACATTAATTCCATTTGGATTTAATGTAACATACCAAGAAAGTATATTTGTTTGACCGCCTATTGTTAGATCTGGACCTACAGGACAACCAAAGAAATTTAAGTATCTTAAATCTTGTAAGAATCCCGTAGCTGAAGGAAGAACCTCGAAAGTAGGCTTAAGTCCTAGCTCTATTTTATCAATTCTATATTGATCATTCCATATGTTTGTGTCGTATTTAGCAAAGTAAACTGCCTCTCCTATGATATCTACGATTTTTGCATTAACGGGTAAAAAATAATTCTGAAGTTTTTTCTTCAATGCGAAGATTTTAATCAAAATTTCTTGAGGGCTATATGAAAAAACTTCTTCTACTATAGGAATTCCATCATTGTCATATTGTCCAGATTCCACTGTGATATCATAATAAAGACCAAATTTATTTGTCTTCTTATAAATTTTACTCGGAATAAGAGATGTATTATTGAAATTTGCATCTTCAGTAAAAACATCAGCGATATTCATCTGTTTGAATTTACCAAAATATACACTTTCTGAATCGATATTTAACCAATACTCCTTCATTCTTAAATTCTGATAACCAAAGAATTTAATGATATTTATGAGTGCTTTATAAGATCCTAAGTAAGGGTAAATGTTAGAGAATTCAAGTAACATTTCCTTTCTCTTCTTATTGAATAGAGACCAATTTGTTTTAATTTCGTTAACGTCGGATTCGTCGAAGATGGATTCATCTTGAGGTAGAAGATCTCCTCCTAATGCAGCTAACCAATCCCTTAATCTTTGATCTTCCTCTTCCCCTTCACCATATAGAAGAATTTCAGCAAATATATTATCATTTGCATCTTTAATAAAAATAACTGAGCTATAACCTCTTTCCGTCGTTGGAGAAAATCCAAAATTTAATTGAATGGGGGTTGAATTGATAGTTGTAACTTCTTTTATTCCATCTTTAACTCCTGAGGTTCCTATAGAATATGCTACAGCATCGAATCCATATTGCATTGAATATGATTTAGTCAGAGTATTTGCAGTTGAACCTAAATCAAAATCATAAAGAAACATTTCTGTTATCGGATTAGTAGGTTCAAAATATGCATCTATTTCATTACTAATAATAGTAGTAGATCCTATAGGATATGCATATTCATAAGATTGTGAAGTGGAATTATATACCTCTTCCATAACATACAGCTGAAAGTCTTCAATAAGACCTTCTGATACGGTATTGAAATCTATACGACCAACCCATTTATCACTTGCTTCAAGATATTCAAAATTGCAGTATTCGCCTTTTTTGTTGAAAAAGTTAAGATATTTGTACATTTTATAGATTTATGCTTCCGTCGTTTTTGTCTAATGTGTAATTGTTATAGAATTGAATTGTTTTAACCGAATCCGTCATTTCAACAAAATATGGCTCTATTCTACTTAAAAATCCATCCATTACAGGATTTCCGAACATTCGGTTTGAAAGGAATTTATCAATCATTCCTTCAGTTCTGTAATTATAACCTGTTTCTTTTAATTTATCGTTAGATTGATAAATTTTTGTGTAAACTGAATTTTTGTACATTATTTAAGTGCTGTTTTATTTGCATTCATTTGTTTGATGGCTATTGTCTCTTTTATGACCTCTTTAACAATTATATTCACTGAAGAATAAGTTGAATCACTCAATCCATCTTCAAAATAATTACCAAATCGATCATACCATCCACCTCGGATAACTGGCATTTCATTTTTACCAATAACTATATCACCAAAATCGTCTAATCCGAGATTAGGATCCGTGTTAGTAGGAACTAAAACTTTTACGTCTTGTACCGTTTTAATTCCTCTTATCGCATCGAAACTTTCTATTTTTTTGAAATAATATCCATCGATTATAGCTTTTTCGTTAGCTTCAGAAACAAAAGAAAGGTTAACAGAATCCACACCCTTTATGTTTTCAAGAATTGCTATTATATCCGATTTAGGGATTTTATCTCTTCTTTTAACTCTTAGAAGATAATCCGTTATTTGTGAAGTAACATCATTAGATACAGAAACAGGATTTGCTGTATCATAAATTCTAAGAAATACATTCATAACATATTTAGTAAGAATCGGATCTATTATCGATAATTCAGAAGAAATGATTTGTTGACCTGAAGAATTAACGTATCGATATAATGCTGCTTTCTCTTCCTCATCTAAATAGAAATTAATTAGATTTGTTGTGAAATAATCTGAATTTTTTTGAAGTCTTTTTTCGATATTTGGAATCAAGAATAGATAAATTACATTATCATCGTCGATATATTCATCATCGTAAGTTGTATAAGCATCAACATATGAATAATTGAATCTTGAAAAGAAATTTACATAATTTTCAGGATTAGCTAAAACAAAAGATCTACTTGTTTTTGGTGCTATTAGCTTAGTTAATTCAGGCCCTTCGGCATCTGCTCCAAGAACTATAGGTTTATTTATAGTAACATTAATATATTCGTTAGGATCAATTTCTTCACCTGTATTTGTATACAAAGGCTCTGCCCATTTCCATGTAACATCTTCTGTTTTCCCAAATATATTACCACCAAATCCGTCAGTAGTAACATATTCAACCGTTATATTAGCACCTCTATTAGGAATTGTTCCAAAATCTCTATTTCCAAAATAGATATCGATTCCATCAGTTAATCCTGTTTTAACCATACATTGTTTACTCCCTTTAGTCATATCATAAAGTGAATCAACAATTTCGTAAGGTTCTCCATTTACTGTAATTTTTATATTTTCGTTATCAATCTCTTTATTTGCTAGAATACTGAAAGATTGAAGTTCTAATCCAGTTCCTGTCTTTGTTTGTTGTTCTAAAGACCCTTGAATAATTTTTAGAGGAATTAAAGCCCTTTCAGATTTTTTGACCTTAATACTATCCATATCATTAGAAATTCTAATGATGTAAGGTAGTCCGTTATAATCACAATTTATTACAGTTTTGTCAGGGATAGTAGCATAAGAAAAATTAACTTCAGATATTGAAGGTTTCCATTTTATGTTTATAGTTCCTTCTGCTGAAATGGATCTAGTTGGATTGTGTCCAGCAAGCCTAGCAAATCCATATATAGATCTTCTTTTTGTTGCAGTGTAGATATTTAATTCAACTAAAGAATCTTCTAAATAAAGAAAGATCAACTGAACAAAATTTTGCATTACTACTAAAATTTGTCCATATGGAGAAGCTGCTGAAAATATATCCCCAGCTTGATTATATGTTTCTACAAGATAGTTTTTTATCTGTAGAAATATCTCTCCAAATTTAAGTTTATTGGGTCTTAGAATGTTATTACTCATCTTTATACATTAAGTGATATTTGTGAATCCGGATTAGGTGTTGCAGCGATACCCAAAACTTTTCTACCGTCAATTTCGATGTCAACTAATATCGAATCGGAGACATCCCCTTTAACGAAATTAACATCGACACTAAAAGGAATAGACATTTGGCTATTACCACAAAATCTTCTGATCTGTGATGTTATGTCGTTTTTTATTGTTCCTACTGTTATATATGGATTCCAAAGATATCCTTCAAGATTACACCCTAATTCAGGTTCTCCTAGTACTTCTCCAGGGACTGTAGTCAACATCATTTCTATCATTTGAACAAAATTACTAATATCATCTTCCACTTCTAGAAAATTAGCATTGTAATTTGGGTCTTGTGGCAGTCGTAAATAGATATCCAGAGCCATATATAGTATATTATTATTTTATTATTTTAGTTCATTAGAGGTCATCTTATAGATCCTCTTGATCAAATCTATGATCCTCCTGATGTAAAGAAGAAATCCATTCCTTCATCAGCCTTAATTTCTTCTTCAATTTTAGTTAATTCTTCCTGTCCTTCAGAACGAATCAAATCATAATTAATTTGTATATTTCCTGGTAGATTGAAGTTAAAAGTTCCTAAGATTCTCGAAAGTTGCATTTTACATTTAGCAACTACATATCGATAGAATATCTCATCAGCAAAAAGGAATTCAAAAGGAAGTTTTATATATGCTTGACAAACACAATCTCTATCCGGAGTTTCTCCTGCAAAGAATAGCTTATGTGAATTACGGTTATAATTGTAACTTACTGTGTGATTAATTATATGATTAGCTAAATCCAACCAAGATAAGTTAAGTACATAATACATCATGTTTTCTGTTCCTTGTCCAATAGAAACGGAATCAGATAAGAATAAACGTTCGATACCAAAGTCACCTGTACCATCAAATGAATATGTTCTACCAAAATCCTCTCTCATTTTCTTAACAGAGAAAATAGAGAATACACAATCAGGAACAGTTACAGTTCGACTCTTCTTGAATTCAGCAGATTGAAACATAGTTTTTGGAATAACAACAAATCTTTCTTCTACTGCATCTTCATATTTTTTATAGAACCAATCAGCAGAAAATTTAATAATCCTTTCAATTTCTTTTACTGGAACTGTGAAGGGTAATGCACAAGCAACAGATATCTCTTGTTGTACTAAAGCAATAAATTCTTCGTTAGTATAAGATTGACCATTATCACATTTATCATATTCAAAACTCATGGTTTAATATATTTTTTTGTAGGGATTATTACAGTATCACCAGCAACAAAATACCCAGGTTTTAATCTTTCATATTCAATAACTTTTGTATCTTTGCTTATTTCAGCATAGATTCCTAATTTACCTTTATAAAAAACTCCACCATTCATTTTAGCGTTTAAGACCGAATTCATACCATCAACATCTGTATTATTTAACACAATTGTTCTGTTTGCCATTGAATTAAGTAGAAGACATCGATTGATTATAGAATCTAAATAAATGTTACATTCTATTAATCGGCAATCATTTATCTCACAATCATAAAAAACACAATTTTGAAAGTTTCCGTATTGTATCTTACAATTTACAAATTCAATATCCTTGATTGTCCCTGTTGATTTAATTTCACCATCTCTAATTTGTAATGCAGAAAGTGATGTGTCATAATTCATCTCTAACTCATTATCTTTGAATTTTGCAGATATTAAGAAATCAAAGATTCTATCTCTAAGAACAGAATAGTAATACTCAAGAGTTTTAGGATGTTCTACTAAATCTACAGTAAAATTAATCTTAGGGAATTTTTGTTTGAATACTGCATAATCTAAATATGATTCTCTTATTTTAGTTTGCTTTAAAACAAGTTTTTCAAAATTTAAGATATTTTCTTTTGTGTATTGAGGACGGAAAGTAGCATTCCAAGAAACAACACAGAATTCACTAATAATATCAAGAATTTCTGTAGGTTTCTTTTCATATTCTTTACCGCCTATATATTGAAGTCTTAAGAATCCTTCAGTTAGTAATTCAAAATTAACTCCACATTCTTTAGTGTTAGGAACTGAATAGAATTTCGGATCTACTACAGATTCTTCCTTCGGAACAAACCTTTGATTTATATCGAAATTCTTAATACTTTTTGTATTGAATCCATATTTCCTAGATGGAAAAGATTTATAAACAGCATCTTCGTTAAATTCTAGAATGAATTTAAGCTTATCAATTTTTTCAATTGAAATGCCTTTGAAGAATAAAGTTCCTTTAAAAGGACCTGCTTCTTTATCGATAAATTTAATATCAACAAAAAAGTTATTATTTTTTTCGGTGAATCCGTTTCTTTCAATCCAAGCAAAAAGATTAAGACAAAGAAGTCTAGAATCTCTATATGTTAGGTATGTAGTTTCTAAACGATAAACACCATCATCACCACGACTTATGTTAGCATTATAAGCTCCTGGTGCATCTGTCGAAACTTTACGTTTCAACGATTTAGATAACCCCTTCAATACATTAGAAGGGGTCATATCAGAGTTAAATTCCGATATGACCCTCACTAAAGTGTTTTCTAATAATGGGGAATATGATAGACTGTCGAATTTCAAAGTAACCTTCTTTTTTTCTATATATTCAAGTTAGTTACATAGTAAAGTCGACTTTCTTGGATTCTTTGTCTATTTTTACTATTTTTACTTCAATTTCCTGTCCTACTTCAAATTCATCATTTTCATCTAAATGAGATTTGTGTAGAAGACCTACAATTTTAGGTTCGATTTCTACGAAGATTCCGTATCGAACAACTCTTTTAACTTTCCCTGTTACAACTGAAGGAATTTTGAAACGATTTTCAATATCATCCCAAGCATTGATTTGTGGTGCAGGTAAAGATTGACTTAAAACAATTTTATCATTGTCGATGATTTCTGAAACGTAGAAGTTAATTGAATCACCAGCTTTAATTCTACGATTCTCAAAGTCGTCCATTGAATTACTAGAAATATCTTTCTTAGCAATCAGACCGGTTAAACATTCATTGAATTCCACAAAGACTCCATGTTTACTAACACCTGTTACAAAACCAGAGTATTCAACTCCAAATTGTAAAGATTTAATACTTTGAGGGATAAGAGTTTTGAGGTAATCTCTATGAGAAACAACAATATAATCTTTCTCTTTCGAGTAATTGATTGGAACTACATAGATGTTTTTACCAATTAATGAATCAAAGTTAACTAGCTTATTCATACCACCAAGTGAACCTGGCATAAAACAACGGATTCCATCGACTTCGACGAAGTAACCTCCGTGAATAAGTTCTTTAACTGTAGCAGCATAAGCAACTGGTTCTCCGATTGATGCCATAATTTCATCTTTCTTCTTAGATAAGATATTCTTAGAATAAGAAGCTTGAATAGATAATGAATGTCTCGTTGGAACCTTCGAAACTCTTTCGATAAGAACTTCGATCGGGAATCCTTCTTGAATATATTTCAAGTAAGATGGATCCTCTTTAGAAAGATCTAACATAGCATCTTCTCTCCAATTAACATCGATAATAGCAAATTCGGCACCTACCGATAAAACTTTACCATTAACAACTGAACCTTCTAACGGTTCTTTTAGATCTAACGTTTTACCATAATATTGCTCATAAAGATCTTGTGCATATGGTAAATGACAGTAAACTTTAGAGTTATCTCCAGGATGTTTTTTGATTGACTTGTTTTGTCTTAGTTTCGGTGAATCAGCCTCATAAGCAATCCAATCAAATCCAGGGATACCTTCAGTTTGAAATTCTTTTTTTAATCTTGACATTTGTTTTTATTTTAAGGGGTTATTAAATTACTAGGAAAGTCCTCCATTGAGGACAGGGTTAAGTGGGTCTCCTGTTAAAGGGAGAGGTAATACATTTGGAATGGCAGCAGGTCCTGCACCTTGAGCAACAAGTCCAGGTGGAATTGTAACTTTTACAATAGCTGTTTTTAGATATTTGTCAACTTCGTCAGCAATAGCTTTTGCAAGAATAGGAGCAATTTCTGAAGACATCCATTCACATATAGAATCCGAAATCGCATTTGACCATTCATTTGCAGTTATTTTTTTAACTAAGGTTTTAGCAACGGTTTGTGAAGCAACATTATCTGAACTTCCGGCATTAACTGCTGATGCAGCATTTGAAATGTTACCTAAAGCTTTAGATATGTTTATAGCTGAAGTTTTAGCACCTATTGCTGTACCTCCGTCTAGTTGTTTACGTAGAGAAGTCTTTACGGAATCTTTTTTCAACTCAGTTTTTAGAGTATTTTCTAATGCTGATTGTAAAGTGGATTTAATTAGTGCCATATTTATTTAGTTACGACTTTTTGTTGACTTAAATGAGTAGGTGTCATAGGAGTGATTGGTGGACCTGTTGGAGCACCTAAATTTCCAAGATGAGTATGGGAATTGAATAAGGTCATGAATTTATTTCCAAGGATAACTTTCTCAGTTGCTCCTTTGCCTAATTCAATAGTATTCGCATGATCGATGATAACATCTTTAGCTTTCACGTTTACAGCTTTATCAGTGGTTATATTAATATCATTCTTTTGTGTGATGTTAATGGTTCCGTCGTCCAAAATCTCTACTTTACTATCACCTGAAGCAGTTTGAATAAGAACAGATTTATCATTTTTTATATTGATTTGTGTCTGTTGATAATCGAGCATTAGCCCTTTAGCTTCAGTAAAGAAGATTTTTACGGCACCGGCAGTCACGGTATCATAAACTATTATATGCGCATTCTCATACGAGTTTTCAATTTCAGCCTTAACTTCCGTAGATATTTTTTGATTGAAGAAGTATTCAGGATGATATATGTTTCCATTATCAAAACGAATAGAAACAATAGATCCTACTTTAGGAACAGAAAAGAATCCACCACCAGAATCAGATCCTCCTGTGTTATTATTTCCCGGATAAGCCCAAGGAATATCTTCATCTGGAATTTCATCGAACTTCCCAAAGACTTTTACTTTAGCTCTACCTAGAAATAAAGGATCCGCAACATCTACAACTTCTCCTAACCAGGCAGTTGAATCTAAATCATCTTTCCAAAAATTCTTTAAAGGCATACTCTATTTATATGTAATTTACTTATCCGTTACTCAATGAAGCGGAACCATCTCCATAATTTCCATTAGGTGGAACATCTACTGAATTAGGTGCATCGTTAGTTCCTATTGGTTGAGGAGATAAATGTCCATCATTAGATAACGAAGGAATAAAATCATCAAAGTATTTTGCTGCTCCAAAGGTTCCTGAATTATTAGAAAGTGAAGGATTTTCTGGCGAAGACCCTTGATTTGTTGCTTTTGATGATCCGTTTTTGTTTAATAGGGAAGAATTTCTACCTACAGCATCTCCAGAAGAAGATTCAAAAGTTGTAAGTGGATTATCTGCAAACGGATTTACTTGATCTTTAGTGTTATTTTGCTTAGAAGCATTTTTACCAACTTCGTTTACTAAAGATATAGCTCCACTCACACCTCCATTTACTAAAGCAGAAACTGCTCCTGCAGGATTGAATCCATAAACATTCCCTAAGAATAAATTGTTTAATGTACTAGAAAGAACTTGTTGGAGTTGTGAAATTCCTTGAGCTATTGCACCATTTACATAAGGACCTAAAGCATCTGGAACATTTTGAAGTAAATTAGGTTTATCTAAAGCTAATCCATCTAAAGTACTAACAATAAAGTCAGTAACTTTTTTATCATGATGGAATCTATATATGTTATCCTCAGCAACATTTCTATAACTGAATGCTATTTTTTGTGCTTTAAGACCAAATTCTTTATTTGATACACTTGCAACGGTTCCATTTGATTCATCTGGCAAAAATTCACAATATTCGAAATTGAAAAGAACTCTAGATATGTTATCATTAATAACATCTGATTTTTTATCCATTAAACCACCTAAAGCTCCTGCGAAACCATCTTCTTTAGCTCCTGATATGATATTACCAATAACACTATTATCAACAGGATCTGCACCGAAATACTTATCCATTTCATTCTTTCCTTGTTTAAGAATAGAAGGAACTAGAGCTTGTGCTGCTTCACCATATTGAGACATAGAGAAAGGAAATCCCCATTTGTTAAATGATCTACCTTCATAAACATAAACAGATGCTTTGAATCTTCTAAGATTAAGAGGAACTATCTCTCGTCTATTTGGCCAATCGAAACAAGCCTTTCGATATAAGTCCATAAGAGCAGTCATTCTCATATCAACAGATTCATCCAAACAATTTATAGTTATTTTCCTATCTGTTCCGAGAATTGGTTTGAAATCTGCTTCTTGATAAAGGTGTTTCCATGCTTCGTCTAAACCCTCGATTGATTGAAAGAACCATGGTGTTTGTTGATTTATCTTCTTAAATAATTCAACAAACTTTTTAAGATATTCGGCTTTTTGATCATAACCTCTATTTATTAAGTAATGATAAGCGGTATTAGGTAAATCTTGTGCAGAAAGTAATCCACATCCTGGCTGATCAAATATGAAGAAAAATTTGAATCCTAAATAAGTAGGATCCTGGTATCTTAAAAAAGGATCCGTTTCATAATACATATTCGTTTTTTTGAATGTATTCATTGCCGGATCGGCATATCTTGTAAAAGCTGGCATATCTAATCTTTATTTTATCCTTGTTGAGAATGTTTAGCAGGAATCGGCCATTCTCTTCTTATTAGAGTTAATCTCTGTTTTACACCCGAACCTGTTACATACGTAAATTTCATATCAGCTATAACATAATAACCACTCAAAAATTCATTTTTTACTTGATCCTGAATTTCTGGCATAGATTGATTTGTAGGATCCGGTTTATTCTTTTCATTTGAAGTTGCATTACCTGAACCAGCAAACATACCTGTTTGTGTATTTGGATCTTGAGTTCCTTCAGATTCACCTAAAGCTTTATCTCTAGTTTGCATATTTGCAGCATTCTGATTCACTGAAGATTCATAGATCATAACAGGAATTCTTTGATATTTATACAAGTAATGATTCATTCCCGCTAAATCTACAACTAGTCGTGTCTTTCTTAGTTCTTCTAAGTTTTGATGATTAAGAACTTGAGCATAGCAATAATTATCATGAACATTTCCGCCAAATGAATTTCCACCTTGTTTTCCCATCCATTTATATCTAGATTCCTTTAGGTAAAGAGGAGTTGGGAAATTTGGCGGTCCATCTGCTTTACGTCCTTTAAGGAGTCTAAAATTTTCTTCAGCACCCGGAGTAGTAAAAGGATCAACAAAAGCCTTTTGATATTCTATAGATTCTTCTTCTATGTTTAACCATTGAGCATATCGACGATAACCGTTATTTAACCAAACAGAACCTGAATTATTTTCAAAGCTATATTCTTCTATGAAAACATTTTTACCTGACATATTATTCAAATTAGTAAGAACTAAACTTCCTTTGATTCCATCTTTATCATTTCTATCGGGATCTACACCGAGAGCACCGGAAGTTGGAAATGCATCTGATATATTAACATCTTCAGTTTTATCCTCTAATGAGAATTGTTTATTAACATTGACTAAACAAAGATAGTAATAAGGATCTATATACCAATCGAAAAAAGAATCTTCGTCTTTGTATGTAGAAGAAACAGTTTCATTGACAAAGGTTTCGTATGTTTCTGCAGGAATAATCCTTTTCATCATATCATCCGTTGAAGTTTCATTAGAAGCAAAACCTAAACCTATATCTTCACAAACATCCTGTAAATGTTCAAAAGATGTATTTTCTGGATATGATCTAAAAGCTTCAGAAAAGAACCTATGGATTTTCATAGAACCTAAAATGAAATAGGTCTTATTAACAGGATCACCTAGAATTCTTACAATATTAAAATCTATTCTAATTGGTTTTTGATTATCTGCATCTCCAGGTCTAAGGTAAATCGAAATAACATCTCCATCTATTGGTGCTCCAATAGAAAAGTGATTAGATTTATCAACAAAATTCATTAACAATTTAGGAATAGAATCACTCAAATCTATTTCAAAATCTTCAATCTCATCTTCTCCAAGAATTAAAGAATTTATTGCAATAACAGGCATAGCAGAACCTGCTCTAGACGAAGCCTTTGTATCTAGAGGACGTAAATTGCCTTGGTATGTGTCTTTAGCTTCTGGAGATTCTGTATCAGTTATAAAAACCTCGTCTAAAACTAGCTTACCTTGAGAAGTTGCTCCTAATTTGAAATTTGGTTCAAGTATAGAGACTATAGATCTTTCATATGTACTCATTGTGTAGTATCGTTAGAGGAAGGAAATCTAGGACTAGAAACTGAAGGAGCAAATATCAATCTATTACCATCTGTACTAAACGGAACCTCTCCAGGTCGTAAAAGATTAGTAGGTTTTGGTTCAGAAGATCCATTTTTTCTCTTAGCAGAAAGCTTAGAGAGCTGTTTCATTCTTTCAATATCCTTTTTACTAGCTCTAGTAGGATCGAGAAATAGTGCTTTAGTGTCCCTTATTAATTTCGAATTCCTATTTATTTTTTTATATGCTTTTTGTAGAGTAGATTCTTTTGGTATGATTATTAAGTCATAAAGTTGCATTGAAAATGGATTAGAAATTTGATTAAATTTAAGAAATGAGTCAAGATAATCGAGATTTCTATAATACTCCCAAACAATAAGATCAGGTCTACATAAGTGTTTTTCTTCTACGAGAATAACACTCTTAATGATAAAATCACTAGATAAGTAATTCACTTCGAGATTAAGTTCTAGAAAGTCTATCATAGTTACACCGTCTCGAACCATTTCATCTTTTAAGTCTATAAGTTTTAAGTACATATCTATTAATTTTTAATAAATTCCTTGAGCTGAATTAGCCAGCAATTCATGAACGTTTTTATGATTGGGAAATCTATCTAATAACAAATTTACTGCTTCTTCTGCATCAGCTGATGAGACTTGTTGTCTTTTATCTTGAGCAGAAGTAGCTCTATATTTAGATCTTGTTCCTTTATTCTTTTTATTTCCTGGATATTTTTCAGCAGGACTTAAAGTTGTATAAGTTCTACCTCCTCTATGGAACATTGCCATCATATCCGAACGATCTCTAGGTCTAGCAGGTTTTAGAGTACAAGTAACAGTTAATTTCGTAGGGAAATCATCAGCACCTAAAGCACCATGTAAATAATATTCGGATTTTTCTAAAATCAAGTTTCCAATAGAAACTATAGGATTTGCAGGATTACCGACCATAACATGCCATTCACCAGTTTCTTCACCTGTAAGTAACGAGTTTACAGCTTGAGCTCCTGCTGCACCTCCACCTCCTTGAGCTCCATCTAATGCTCCACCAATGATATTAGACATTAAGTTACCTCCAATATTTTTAGCAGCATTACCAATTCCTTCAAGTGTAAGTCCTTCACCTCCAGTAAATTCTTTAATTCTCGTTCCTATATTATCTGTTAGTGATTTGAAGTAACCTGTATAATCTCCAGCAAGTAATTTCGCCGGATCACCTAAAGGTCCAACCGTTTTACTAGCTGAGTTAGCTCCACCACCTCCACCAAAATGTCTAATATCACCTCCCCAGAATTCACCTCTATTAGCCGTCATAACAAAAACGTTAGAGAGTAAATCGATCATAGCTATTTTCGGGTTTACTCCATCAATAGATCGAAGTTCATATTCGAATTTAAGAGTAAAAGCTTGTTCAAACAATAAACCTTTTTCTCTCATCATCATGGTTTTTATAACATCTAAAGGACCATAAACAACGTTTTTGTTAGCGTAAGGATCATTACCTGAACCTCCATTATTATTTGTTTTGTCAGTAAATGCACCTGGAGGAGATCCTGGTGGTTTTTGTGTGATCCAAGAAACAGCTTTAATTGCATTTCCTAAACCACCACCAATTGCAGCACCCTCATTCCCTTGTTTAGTTTTATTGTGAGAAACTAATCCATTTGATATGTATGTGTGAGCATCTCCAATTTCTATAATCATAACTTCACCAAACCCAATTGCTTTAATAGAAGTTATCATTTGATTTCCAGAGATTCCTTTTATTAGATCTCCTATTTCTAGATCATGTGATCTCTTCCAATTACCAAAAGAATCCATGAATTTATGTGTAGTCGAAACAACTATATTCGATCCATCTCTAAATTCAATTGAAACTTTAGGTTGTGTTGTTCTCTCGATATAGGTAACTGGGAATCTTCCCCACTTTCCTGTGTATTCATGTAAAGTCCAAACAGTATCACCAACTTTAAGTTTTCCTGCTTTTATAGAAAGTTTTTCATTTATCATGATCGGTGTTTCGGGATCAGGACATCCACCACCACCAGAAAGAGTTTGAACTTCTGATTCTAATTCTTTCCATTTCATAGCTGATGAAAATTTAAGACCGACTGACTCCCATGTATTAGCTTCTCCGTCTACCCATGTAATTAATCTGGAAATATCTGGTAGGACTATTTTTTGCCAATCTAGAAGATCATCTGTAATAGGTTGAGTAAATCTTCTTAGAGTAACCATATAATTATTTGGAACGATTCCATAATTCTTACACCAAAGAAAATCCTCCCATGCATATTCAACAGCATTAGTTCCTATTCTCGGATCCCCTGGACTTGCAGTCGACCAATTTATTAAATTTTTTGCAGTAGGATTATTTAGAACATTAGCTAATCCTTCCGAAGGTCCTTGAGACGAACCTAAAGAAACACCACCTCCTTCATTACCAACAGGAGCAGATGTACCTAGATCAACTGGTCGGATCAAATCTCCAAGACGATTAGGTTTATCGATATAAGGTTCGGGATTAGGTCCCAAAGTTAACGAATTGTAATAAAAAAGAGAATATCTATTGAATATAGATTGAGTTGCTCTTCTAGGAGAAGGATTCTTCGTAGTAAGAGATCCATCTGCCATAATTCCAGTTACGCCTTTTGGTAGAGGAATATCGATCATACTATCCGGATTCTGATCATAGAAACTCTGTAAATATGATTCATCATTATTCGAAGAAAGATCGTAGTAAGCTTGCTCTCTACCTGTAAAACCTTGAACGGCCATAATAAGATATTATTTTTTCTATATATCAAATATACGAAAGAAACTCGTCAATATCTTTCGAATCCGTAAATTTATCCGAAAAAGATCTTTTCATTCTTTCATTATATTCAATACCAGATTGAATCTTTAGAGGACCTTCATATAGAGTTCTCATGGTAGATTCTTTAACCAGCCTCAAATGCTTTATTATAAGATATTCTTCGATCTTATTAAAAAGAGAAGACATTTCAATTTTAGTTCGAGTAACAAAATTAGATTCAACACAAAACCTATGAGTGCATTCATCTAAAAACCAAGATTCCAGATCATTCACAGTTTTGAATTTAGGAACAGCGAAATGTTTAGGTTTATCTCCAAATTTCAAGAGAAAAGGTTTTCCTATGAAATGTTCTTTAAGGAAATTTATGTTATCGTAGAATTTGATTAGCTTAATAGAATAAAAAGGGATATCTTCTTGAAAATGAATATCTTCAACAATACCCTTAATTGGAATTATTGTTTCCGGGTCTTGAGATGAATAAATTATAGCGTGACATATTGATTTTTTGTCTAGTAAATCAGACTTTATCATATTCCATTGTTTGTATACTGTAAAATTTCTCTCTGAATTCCACATTAGAATCATCCGTAACGAGATGATAATTTATAGGATATTCACAAGATGAAAAAAGTGTTTTCAATCCATCAACAAAATCTGAAGTTAGATCTTCTTGATAAAAGAAAAGAAACTCACTTTTTTTGCATCTCGTAAATGAATTAATTCTTTTTATTATTTGAAATTGAACAATCTCAGGTGAAGGTGGACTTTTGAATACATCGTTATTGGTAAGTCTTTCTCTTATATCATTATGATTTATGATATCAGAATTCCTTTTCTTGGAAAAGTTCTTCTCGAAATTTTCTCTATCGCACTTAACGATGAATACATTTTTAATCATTTAACTCCTTCTTCAATTCTTTTTTATATTCGTTAAGTTCTTTTAACTCTTCTTTAAGGGATTTAATCTTCATATTTATTTCTTCTTCAGACGGTAAATAAGAAAGTCCCCAATCAACATCAAAAACGAGTTGTTCGGAATCAAAATTACTACCAAGATCTAGACCTAAATCTCTAGAAATATCGGTTAGGATTTCTATTAGCTTATCAAAGTATTGTTCAGAATCTTCATCTATTTCATATACTTTGACTATATCAATAGATTGATCTGCACCATTATATTGATTATCTGTTATGGTTTTTATGATACCGTTATCAGCATTAGTTAACTGAATTTTAATCATAACAGTCTTATTTGTTTTCTTCCTCGTATTCTCTCTCAGCTTCTTTCCAAGTTAATGGTTGTTCGTCAGAACCCCATAAACGAAGAGTCTTAACCCAGATAGCGATGTATTTATTTATCTCTTCCTCGGTCTTTCCGTTATTTCTCATATCGGAAATGATTTTAGTTTGTAAAGCTTCTAGTGATTCTTCTTCTTTATTTCTAACAGAAGTAGTTTGATTATCCATAAGCTGTTTTCCTCTTAAGTGACTATTAGCTTTCCATTCTTTATAAGCAGCAATGTTATTTTTCTTTAACCAAAGTTCGTAAGAACGACGTTGCTTTCTCGCTTGTGATGTGTTTTTCATTTTTATTTCTTTTTAGGTTTTACTTCTGATATTCTATAAATTAGTGGAGGTAATTCTTCTCCATCTTCTTGGCACATCTTGATATACTTAATCATATGTGTTAAACTATCTCTTAATTCTTCTATATCTTTTATAGATTCGAATTCTATTTGAAAATTCTTATCGCAATAAGGATTATCCTCCAGTCTGCATTTCATTATAGTGAATTTTCTTATTATTTATTCACTTTCTACATCTGGCAATAGATTTTTTATCGATTCTTTGATATTTTCTTTAATTATTTCGTTGATCTCTTCGATTGACATTTGACTTAAAGCAAATTCAACAATTTCTTCTATAACCTCATCTTCATCAAACATCATCATCATAAATTCAATTGCCTTTTCACTAGGAAAATTAAATTCAAACGGAATGCTGATATCTTTAACCGATTTCTTCTTTTGTTTTTCGAGAATTATTCTAATTGGAGATTTTTCTTCAACTAATTTCGGTAATGATTGTTGATGTGATATTCCGTTAGAAGGATTAGGAGGACTTATAGAGTTAGGGGTAGGATTACCTAACATATTTTCCCATTGAGAAAATTGATCAATTTTAGCCGTTTGATTATTGATATAACTCGTATATTCCTGTTCGCTAACAGAACTTAATTTCTGTTCTATTTCTGATTTTGGAACTGAATTTCCTGATTCAAACCAAATTCTTTCTTCATCTTCTGCTAGATAAGCTTCAATGACTCCAGTTTCAGGCCCTACATTCCAACGATAACATTTTTTTATTTCGAATGTTTCCATATAATTTATTATTGATATATTATGTAAAAAATCTCTCTAGGATTCATTACAACCTAACGACAAAGCTAGAATCAGGGAAAGTTGTAATTTTATGTGTCTGTGCAAAAATTTCATTTACAGCTTCATAAACTTGAATTCCTGGATCGTATCTATAATCATGTCCAGAGATAAATCCTCCAGGCTTAACTTTCGGAATCCAAGCTAAAATATCTTTTTTAACATTCTCATAATCATGAGCAGCATCTATATAAACGAAATCGATAGATGCATCATCGAATTGATTAGCAGCATCAACACTACTCCCTTTGATTTTTGTAACGTGATCATATTTAGATGCCATTTTATCGAATGACCATTCAGCAAATTCCACGATTTGTTTATCTGTTATTTCCCAATAAGGATCCCAAAGATCTACGCAATAAAGTTTCTTACAATGTAAAGCAAATAGCTCTGAACTAATTCCTGAAAATGATCCAATTTCAACAACCGTTGACTGATCATTAACATATTCTTCAATTAACATTTTAAGACCTTTGAGACTGTTTACTTTGAAGTTGTATGCGTCGTAATTTATATCAACATAAAACATTCTAGGAATCTGTAATAATTCCTCTATTTTTCTTTCTTTTTCCATGATTTTGTTTATTTTATAATTTGTGTATTGGTACAATAATTTCATCTTCATTTTCATCAAATCTTAATTCATATTCACCGTCTGGATGTAAATGACTGATTCTATAATGTTCTCTTATATCGATGAGATCGAATCCTAATTTATGAATTTCATGAGATTGGCTTATTTGTCCTAAATTTTCTTCATTTTCATATCCATCGAATTTATTTTTATTGCTAGGAAGACAATTATTTTTTAGAAATAAAGTTTCTAAAGCTTTAGAAGTAATTACTCCAGTTGCATTACCTGCATGTTTTTGCCATCCAGTTTGTTCATCTCTAACAATTCCACATAAATATCCAGGATTTTCTGTTTTGTTTAGGATATCAATCATTATCTCGTCGAAATTTTCTTTTACATAAACATGATCATCTTCCATAAAGAAATAATAATCAAATTCTGTTCTGTATTTTTCATAAACATCTGAGAAAGCTCCATAACTAAGTCCGATATTTTCTCGAACGATAATTTCAACTGTTGCTCCTTGTATTTTAGAAGGAATTACATCCTTTGCTTTAATTATGTAATTGATTTCATCTAAAGTAGAATTTGTATTTATCGTAAAAACAATATGATCTAAATTATGCTTAAACTTAGTAAGATATTCAACTTGTTTCTTTATGAAGAATAGTCGATCTTCGTCATATTCCTTAAAATATAATCTACGATCGCCAAAATAAGTATGTGCTAATAAACAAGATTTTTTTGGTTTGTGTTGTATGAATCCAATTCCACCGAAATTGGAATTAGGCTCTATAAAATCATGTTTGTTTCCTTTAAGTTCACTCCAAAGTCTATCAACTCCACAATTAGCATTTCTATGATATTCAGTATCTTTTGTGTCGTGGAATCCTATCCAACCTCCAGGTTTAACGAATTCTTTATACATTTCATAATCTTGTTTAACACCTTCATATGTATGATCTCCATCTATAAATAGAAAATCTAATTCAGTTCCATTGAGGCTTTCTTTAACTCTATCCTTCATTGATTCTTCATGGGAACTTCCGTGAAACATTGTTACATCCGAACCCAAAGATCTAAGATAATTATCTCTTTCATTAACATCATAAGTATTAACTCCATAAGCTCCATGTGGCATATCAACAGAAATCCTCTTTCCATCTTTAGATAGCTTACTCCATATTGCAAAAGTTCCTCCTTGATCAGTTCCGATTTCCATAAAATTCTTAACGTTTAGATTCTTAAAAAATTCAGCAGCTTCGAAAATCTCTTTATGATTTTGAACCATACCTAAATCGTAAGATTCTTGAACTATAACATCTACACTCTTTTTAGAAATTTTTCCATTTGAATAAAATTCTTCGATAGAATTTATAACATCACTCCCTTTTATAGATTTCGAACATTCAAATTGTCTAGGTGTTCCTTTTTGATCAGGACACCAATTCCAATCTCCGGCATCTAATCTATGTCGATTGAAACATCCATTACAAACACTTCCGTTGAATATACGAATAACATTTTCATCTGTTGCTTCTGTCATTGGTGTACTGAATCCAGAAATTATAGTAGTCGGAACATTTAATGCCCAAGATAACCAACTTAATCCACTACCAATACCGATAAACATTTCAGAATGTTGAAGATAATTGATTGTACTATTAAGGCTTCTTTCTCCGTGAATTTTAGTAACACCTTTAGGGTAATGATTACCCATATAGCCGTCTTCTTCTAAACTTAACATTACGACTTTATAGCCCTTTCCTAAGAAATAATCAGTTACTTCTTGCCATCCGGTTGGATTGTTCCAATATTTCGATTGTGCAGTGGAATGCATACCAATACAAACATAAGGTTCTTTGATAGGAGGGATCGAAATAGGTTTAACAATACGAGGTCGTAAAGCTGTATGTTCGAGTCCTAGAATATCTGTTGTAGTTGCTTGCATAGGAATGGTTTTGAAATCTCTAGGATGGAGATGTCTATTAAAATCAGATCCATCATAGAACCAACCTATTAGATATGTTGCATATGAATCATTGATTGATTGTCCAGGTTTAATGAATCTTAGATTTCGATAATTAGATTCAAAGAGTTCATTTTTGAAAGTACTCACATAAACTTTACAATCATGTTTCTTCTGAAATTCTTCGATATGAGCAAACCAAGCTATTGAATCACCTAATGATCTAGATTCCATAGAAATTTTAACTCTCTTACCTTTTAGATCCATTTTATACTCTTCAATCTCTCCAGATATTAGATCTTTTATTCGAATCAACCAATCAATGTAGTATTTTATTGAACATGAAGTCCAACAATTCATTCCTATATTAGAAGAATATAAGATATTTCCATTCTCATTGTTGATAAAATCAACTTGAAAGTATCGAGTTCCGGAACCTAAGATTTCAACCCTAGGGCCGTTATTAAAATCGATATTTACTTTTTTCTTAGGAGATTCGAATCCTATTTCTTCCATCCAAACTCTACTATTTAGATTGCTATTTGCAATCTTTGTTGTCAAATCATATTTTCTTCGTTCGTTATAATCAGGTAAATTAACTGAGAATCCGATTTCTAACATAGATTTAGGAATACTTAAGAGTACCATCGGTTTTTGACTAGAATCCGCAATAAATTCAGATTGTTGTCCTTCGTATTCAATAACAAATTTAAGAGGTTCTTCATTTGAACCTAGAGCACATAGAATATATTCTCCTGTTTGATTTTCTTTTGTGAGATAAAGATAACTAGGATTTTTAGAATTAGTTTTTATTAAAGGATATACAGAAAGAACATATGAATTTAAGCAATTTTTATCTGTAATTTCTTTTATATCACTTAAACATATCGATAATTCATTATCAGTAAAAGCTTTATGTAGAAAATCTTCAAGAATAACAATTCCCGGAAATGAGAAATAATCTTGTTTTGAATTGAATCTTTCTAGACTTTTAAGAATAAGATCAGTTTTCCCAGAAAAGAATCCAGAATTAAGAGATCTTCCTCCCGGATTCCAATTGTAAGAGAATATATCAAATTCTTCTAGTTTAGTAGAATGATTCTCTAAAACCGAAGGATCTTTTATAACATAATCATAATTAACAAAATGTACCTTTTCATATTTATTAACACTAGCTATAGAGAGTCCATTCTTTATAAGTTTAAGAGCAGCATATCCATGATTAAAATCAAAAGAATAAGCAAGTTCAAATTCTCCATATTTTATGTAATGAATCGGAACCGTATTAGATAAAGATGCATATTCATCAGAAAAAACAATTGGATTTTCTTTATCGAAAACAACGTAATCAGCTATATCATGAATTCTCTTAGAAACAGGAATATGAGAAGAAACTATAACAGGATATCCTTGTCTCTTCAAAGATAAAATAGATAACCTAAGAAGTTCCTCTTTCTCATCAGTATCAGCATGTGACATAACAACAGTTGCATCCTTTTTAATCGGATGTGTTATCTCATATTCGCTTACATTAAGTAACTCTAGATAAGCTCTATTGGCAACATTTTCCCATGAGAAACGAGTTCGGATTTCTTCTTTTTGAGATTCTGCAAGCCATTGATATGTTTCATATTTTTCGAAAACATCTCTCATTTTTCTTCCTAGGTCTTCGAAATTAGGTTCTGCATAAAGTCCTGGAGTATGTCCAGCGAATCCTAAATCAGCACCAATAGAAGCAGGTAATTCTCTTTCAATTGAAACGGGAATTCCTTTACCTTCAGCAAATTCTAGTTGAGCACCCCAATTCGAATAAATTGAAGGCGTTCCTGAAGCCATTGCTTCGATGAGTGGTATATTCCAACCTTCACTCCTTGCACAACTTAAAAAGACATCGCCTCTTTTTATATAAGTAACATAATCTTCTCTAGAAACGAAGTGTTTAACTTTAATTCTTTCATCGTTTAGACCATAATGAGATAATCTTTCTTCTGTGGAATTCATTCCATCAATCGAAAAGGGATTATCCGCACTAAGAATTAGATCAACTGGTTCAGAAGAATCAAAAGTGTTTAAGAAAGTTTTAAGTATTTCAGGAACTGATTTTCTATAATCCCATCGACCAAAGAAAACAAATTTGAATCTACCATCTTCTAATTCAGGAATCACTGAGGTCGTTTCATTATGACAAAATTCATCATTAACACCTTCATTGACAACAAATACTCGATGTGCGGGATAACCTTGTTCGATTATCATACGTCTATGCCATTCAGTTACTACCCAAACAAAATCAAACTTAAGAAGTTGATTAAAGAATCCTTCTTCAAGTTCTGTACTTTCCCATACAGTAAAAGCAATTTTAGTAGGTGCATTATAATCTTGATAGAAATACTTATGATGCATATCCATTAGAACGATATCAACATCGGCAACAAATCCTTCTGATTTATTCTTCCAAGGGAAATTAGGGAATGATCTACTTATAGGGAAATCCTCTTCACCGTTTGGTGTTCCTAGAGTTATTGTATCAATTAAAGAAAAATCTGTTTCATTTAAGTATTCAGGATTAGAATCCCATGTGTAATTTCTTACTCTTAAATCTACATGTTTTGAAAATTCTCTAAAGAAAGATCTTGCATGAGCAGCAAATCCGGTTGTTCCTAGGTAGCATGTGTGTGCCCTAACTTTTATCATTCTAATTTTTCTATATTATATGCACATAACATAGAAAGTTTTCGATTACTCCTAGATACTGTATATTTCCGTTCTTTTATATTCGAATGTATTATTTGAAGGGTCCCATTCAGTAAATTCTATTCTCCAATAACGATTTTCTTTAGGATCTCTCGCTATTAGCTTCATTTTCAATATATTCTCATATTTTTCACCAACTGTTTGTGCTAATCCTGTAAAATTTCTGTCTCCTAGATTATAGAGATTTGTCCATCCGTCAGAATTCCATCTAAGTCCTAATGGATAATTTTCTCCATTCTCAGAAATCCACATATTACCATATTCGTTAGGAGATCTAGGACTAGATTCTAATAAAGGATTGAAAAGTTCTCCCTCCTCCATTCTTAAAGGAATGGCCCCTATAGAATCATCATTAGCATCGCCGCCTAAATTATTGTATTTAACTTTTGATCCAAGATTAACAGTCCAATTTTTAACGTAAGGGATTCCTTCACCATCTCCTAAAGTTGTAGAGGGATATCTAGAAGTAAATTGATCAATTAAAGAAGAAATTCTCTTTAATGACATCATATCACCTATAAGTTTAGAATTCTGAAGAAGTGTGATAGATGGATTAATCGTCCCTTCTTTTAATTCTAAAAGGCGTGTTATTATCATTTCGAGAGAAGAAGGATCACTAGAATTTTCATCTAAAGAAAGGTCTTTTACTTTCTCGTTTTGTACAATCCACTCATATTCTGCTTTTGCTTCGTCATATTGTTTTCTAATCGTATTGTATTTCGAAGAGATTTCATCAAAGGATATTTCCGATCGATTTTCAATAGGAACTAAATAATGTGAAAATTTCTCTGTGTAATTAAATTTATCATATTGATCTAATTTCGTTCCTATCTGAAAGGGCTTCACTGAAAAAGTTTCGATAAAACTAGTGAATCTTTTAGATGTAGGAATCTTTATTGTTATATTAAAAGAAAGTTGATAGCTTTTTTCAGTGGTAATTTCCCAATATTTTTTTATAAACGAATAATAATCTTCATTAGAAAGAATATTGGAAAAATCCAGATAGTAGTAATAAAAATTTGAACCTTCTCCACTAGATCCAATATCCGTAATAGAACTTTCACTTTGAATTAATTTTAATGAAAATGTTTTTTCTAATTGATACCAAACTATGGTTTTACTACTAATCTCGCCTTTTATACCACCATCCCTATCTGAAGTAAAATTCACAGAAACCGTTATTGTAGGATCTAGTCCTTGTAACGTATCATATTCTATAAAGCTAGAGTCGTTATCATTTAAGAAATCGATTCTTATTCCATTTTTTTCCATTCTTTCTTTTTAATTTTTATATCTATCTAAAAACTGCAGTAGCGAATTCTTCAGATGTTGAATACATTACACCATCTAGACTAGCAGTTTCAACACACATTCCATATATTTGTTCGTTTAATTCAATAGTTAAATTTATCGGATCTAATGCTTCGTATCCGTTTTCATAATAAAGATTAGTGAAGAATTTATCTTCACCATTCCAACTAAGTCCATTTTCAATTTTTGTTACTTCTAATATCATTTTAGTATTCCCATATTTTTAAGTAGAGGTGATTTAATCTATCCGCCGTACTAGCTAATTGTCCGGATGCAAATATCCACACATCGGCATTCCAATTTATAGCAAGATTTGACGCTACGGAACTCCGCATTTCCGAAAAAAGCCCTGTGAGGGGATCGGATGCTTCAGTTCCGAGTTCTATTCCAGATCCTCCCCCTGAAGCATTTTTTATATAGAGATGTCTTCCTCCCATATCTATATATAGGTTTCCGGAAGAAGTCGCTCTAACTAGAATTTGAATAGCTCCAGTCAATCCAGAACCAGTAGGATCATTAGGACTAGCCCAAAGTCTATAAGTAAAAGTTCCTGCGGATCCTATTTTTTCAAATAGAGCTTGTGCTATAAGAAGATCCCCATTCGTATAAGTTCCTGCAGGAATTAAAACTTTTTGTAGGATTACGACACCTGATGTTCCTGATATACCTACAGATGTAGTGTTATAAAACGTATTTGGACCGACGCCTGTTATTTTTGGATTCATACTTCTAAGCTTATATTTATTAATTGCAAAGTATCTGTACCAGAGCCTCTAAATCCAGTTACAAAGAAAACACCTCCACCTACTAACCAATTTGTGAATGTAAAAGTTGCAACAGTAGCTCCTACAACATCACCTACGTCATTAGAAGTAGAAAAAGTCGATGCAAGACCTCTTGCTGTTGTTGTATTCGTAAACACAAATCTTCGATAGATATTAGGTGAAAAATCTCCAACTCCAGCGGAGAAAGTTCCTAATTGAAGAGCACCTGTAATATTTGCTGTCGTATTAAAATAGAGTTTATATGTAAAAGGTGAAGATGTTGATGATTTTGTACATGAATTTCTTACCGTAATTATTGCTCCAGAAGATAAAAAATCAGGAGGTAAAGTAACAGATCCTAAGATCGTCTCGGATGCACAGGCAAAAGTAGACCCTACTTGAGCATTAGCTGTTATCCGTAAGTTTTGACCGTTAGCTTTTCTTATCATGATCCTTGTATGAAATCTGTTATTATATAAGGGCAATATACAGTATCGGCAGAATTAGTACATTGAGAAGTGATTATTATATATTGATCATTTGCCCAATTGATTGTGGTGATATTTTGCCAAGAAATTGTAGGTCCCGCATGATCCCAGGCATTCGATGTAGTTACACTAGGAGCATAAGTTGAATTAGTTAGATTATTTATACTCAATCTCCTCATTATAGGAATTAATGTTCCTGTAGAATTTGTGGCAGTGTAAGTTGCTACTAATTGTTGAGATGTATTCACTGCAGTTCCTATCCGGATTCTTATCGTTGCAGTTCCTACAGTTCCTACTTTCCTTAATCTTGAATCTATTCCAAGTAGATCATATTGTTTTAAGCTTCCTCCTGGAATAAGAAGTGAATTAACTACTCTTTCAGTAGTAACTCCCGTATATCCAGTAGTATCTCCTACAGTTCTAGGTGGATTATATTCTATTCCTTTTACTTTTGAAATCATCTCTTCCTATTAAATTTCTACCCAATCATTTGAAGGATTGAAGTAAATTATATCGTTTGTGGCACTTATTTGATATCCTACAACTCTTACAATATCTGAAGCTCCTGTAGGTGCAGTACTTGTAACGTTACCTGTAGTTGCAGCAGAGAGATAAAGAATTTGTCCATCAGTAGCAGTGAATAATGTAGTGTTTCTTACATATCCTCTTACAAGCATACCATCGGAAACGGCGGTTCCTAAAGCCACAGCTAACATTCCAGTAGCGGAAGAAGCTGCATTAGCATCTGTTAGAGTCCATACGAGACCAGTACTTAGGTAGTAAACTTTACCTTGAGTAAGTGAACCCGAAGAAGTTCCAAAAGTTACCTCATCTCCATAACCAACACCACTAGATATCAAAGGTGAATTAGGATTATGAACGGTTTGGAAAGATCCTCTAACATCTAATTTCGTTGTAGGAGTAGATGTTCCTACACCAATAGCATCCGCTGATACATCGGCAACGAATAAGCTAGCATCCGTATCACCTAAAATCTGAACGTCTGAAGTAGCATCCTGTCCAGTATTAAATCTAGTACGTCCGGCAATTATCCTTAATGCGTCATTGACCGAATTTGCTCCACTAACAGAAATTTCGATTCCGTAGTATTCTCTACCAGTCCCAGATAAAGTAATCTTACTTCCATATTTGTATGTTAAAGAAGTATTTCCATTATCAGTTCCTATTATCTCTTGTCCATAAATTGTTTGAGCAGCACCTGGACTAGACGCTGGTGAACTAATTCGAATTTTTTGACCCCAGTTATTCCAACCTGATGTATTAGTTACTCGAATATCAACTCCCGTATTTGTAGATGAAGCACCAACTACCGATATATTTTGTCCATAACTATCTCTAGATAATTCCGATACATATATAGAAGATCCAAATTTATATGTGTATACAGCTTCACCAACTCCATCAATTGTTATATGTTGACCCCATATATTAACTGTAGTATAAGGGGAAGGATCAGCGATTGAATTTGTGATTTTTGATCCATAATTAGATATTCCTATAGAACCGGTTAGTAATATTTTGTCTCCATAATTCTCACTACTACCATTAGCGATTAATAATTCAGTTCCTATACTAATACTCGAAACTCCATTAATAGCACCGTAGAGGATGCTGTTTGTTGAAGGTGATCCTGTAAGAGATCCGTCGATATAACCGTAGAATGCAGTATTAGCAGCTTTATCCATAGATGTCGAATTACCTATATTTGCTTCATATCCTGTAGCTACCGTTGAGTTTCCATCTATTTGGAAACTCGACCCATATCCAGCACCAATTCCTCCGACTACGTTACCGTAGATTCCGTAAGATTGGACTGAATTGGCACCTGCTATATCAATATTATGTGCAATGGCTGTATAATCTTGAGATCCTCCAGTTGAATCTATAGCTATATCGGTTCCTTTTTGTGTTGTTCCTGTTCCTACTGATGTATTTCTTACATATAAACCGATATCGCTACCTGTACTAGATCCTAAATTTGATCTATAACCTACATTGGAATTTGTACCTCTAATTACAGTAGTTTGAATTCCCATTCGGTCTAAAGTAGTTGAATCATCACCTTCATTAAAGATATCAATAGAAGAATATGGTAAACCTGAACCTAAAATAGATGTTGTTTCTATATATAGAGATCTATCAGTTGCTCCTATAGCATCTATTATTTCACCAACTCCGGTAAGACCCATAAGTTGAGCAGGTCCATCGAATGTGAAATTTGATTCAGCAACTATTCCACCAGCACCATTTGATGTTAAGACCTCATTATTAGCTCCTGGTACTAATGGAGTTGTTCCACTTGTTCCATTTGTTCCACTTGTTCCTGAAGTACCGGAATTACCACTAGAACCACTCGTTCCACTCGTTCCTGTATTACCAGAAGAGCCACTTGTTCCTGATGTTCCTCTTGTTCCTGAAGTACCACTAGTTCCTGAACTTCCGCTACTTCCTGAACTTCCGCTACTTCCTGATGTACCACTAGTTCCTGAATTACCAGAAGATCCAGAGGTTCCACTTGTTCCTGAATTACCAGAAGATCCACTAGTTCCAGATGTTCCTCTTGTTCCTGAGGTACCACTAGTTCCTGAATTACCAGAAGATCCACTAGTTCCTGAAGTACCACTGGTCCCTGAAGTTCCAGAGGTTCCACTTGTTCCTGAATTACCAGAAGATCCACTTGTTCCTGAAGTACCACTAGTTCCTGAATTACCAGAGGTTCCACTTGTTCCAGATGAACCTGAACTACCACTTGTTCCTGAAGTTCCACGAGTTCCTGATGTACCTGATGTACCACTAGATCCACTTGAACCTGAAGTTCCGCTTGTTCCGGATGAGCCTGAACTACCACTAGAACCACTCGTTCCACTAGTTCCGGATGAACCTGAACTACCACTTGTCCCACTAGTTCCACTAGATCCGGAAGAACCACTTGTACCCGAAGTTCCACGAGTTCCTGATGTACCACTCGTTCCTGAATTACCGGAAGATCCTGATGTACCACTCGTTCCTGATGAACCACTTGATCCCGAAGAACCACTTGTTCCGCTAGTCCCTGAATTACCTGAACTACCACTTGTTCCTGAAGTTCCTGAAGCACCTACAGCACCAGAAGTTCCACTTGTTCCGGATGAGCCTGAACTACCACTTGTTCCTGAAGTTCCACTAGATCCACTAGTTCCACTTGTTCCTGAATTACCTGAACTACCACTT